GCTGGTATCAGAGGCGGTGAATGGGAATGGGATTGTTGGGCGGTTGTTCTGGGATTTTGCTGGTAAGCAGATTGCTTTGCCGATGGTGAAAGGGAATTATCCAAGGGAGGGGTTTGTGGAGTGGCATCGGAGGGAGGTATTCAGAACTTAGTTTTGATTATTTAGCTCGTAAAATACCTTAAAAAATATATTTAAATTTAAAACAGCGTCTTACTGTCCTCTAGACTTTCGTATCAACTATATAGAAAAATTCTTAACACTATAACTTCTCAAGTCTACCTCATGAAAAATAATACTTGTAGAAGACATTATTTCACATAATGTTAATCTAGGATTGTGAATATTCTCATTCACAAGATGGCCACATCCTGTATCAATAAATAAATGATTACCTAGTAAAACCGGAGTCTGTTGAGGTGTATGCCCTGATATTATCAATGAAACACCCGGAGTAATTACAGCTTGAGATTCCTTGAGTATCTCCCTATCCCAAAGTATATTTTTAAGGTCGCTTTTAATTAATTCCTCATCATTCCGCAAAGGCCATTCGTTAAAAGGGTAACCTGAATGGATAATGCCAACATCTCCTATAATAGTTTTTACTGTCATAGATATACAAAAATTCTTTAATACAACATCCTGAAGAAAAAATCTTTCTGAATTGTTTATCTCATTCCACCACTGACCTCCATTCCGATACCAGATCTCCTTTTTATATAAATTATCCATTGCATCAAGGAGCATTGCTTCATGGTTACCTAACACTGAAAAAAACCACCCATTCTCAGATAATCTCAAACAATCAGAAGATTCTTCTCCCCTGTCAATAGTATCCCCTGTACAAAATAAACGATCAGTTTCAAAATTAAATTCAATTTTCTTTAAAGCTCTCAATAAAATCTTTAAACAACCATGCAAATCACCAACAAAAAAATCCCTACCTTTATTATTCATCTGAAATATTTTATGGTTATCTATTCCGTAATAATTACTCATACGATCCTGCTTACCGACTTAATAAATAAAATAATTGATAGATTCTTAAAAAGAATCACACTATACTATATTAGATGCATATGCAAACAGATAGTCAAAGGCCATGAAAAACATAATAAAAACAAATAGATACACCAAAAAAATCAATGTTGCGCAAGAGCCATTTGTGTCAGAGCATGCTCTGGTTAATATTTTTTCATCTTTAGTTAAAGAAGATAGTAAAAGTATCAACTTAGAGCATGAGTTCGATTGTGGTTTTGGTATTGCTGATTTGGTTGTTTTCAAAACTAATAAAGACGATCGCTTACTGGACCTTGGTAAAATCCCAGCAGATTGGGCTTATACACTTAGAGCACTACCTTTCAAAAAAACCTTTTCTAAAGAATACTTAGTATCCCTTTCTGGCACATCTGAAAGCTCAGCCAAGAAAGCATTGAATAAATTTATCGAAGCCGGATACTGTATTAAGACAGAAAATGGTAATTATTTAAAAATAAGACAACCAAAACCACTTTGTTCCTCCATCATAGCAATTGAAGCTAAGCTACGTGATTGGAAGAAAGCTTTATGGCAAGCTAGCAGGTACCGAATATTTTCGAACGAGTCGTGGGTTGTTCTAGATCAATATAGAGCAAATGCTGCCAAATTAAATATTGATGAATTCAAAAAACTCAATATTGGATTAGCAACCGTTTCTGTTAATGGAATTTATGAGGAAGTGTTTTCACCGAAACCAGAATGCCATAAATCAGAATTGGCTTTTTGGAAAGCCAATTCCTTACTAGCAAAAAAATTCCTCTCTTTATCATCTATTTGAGAACATTTTTATTGTATTTCTCCATGGAATAAGGTGTTCATCACTACCATTTTTCTCAAGGGTGAATACCTTCTTAATGCTTGTATAGTTTTCAATTGCTTGCTCAACCATTGATGCCACATAACCTACTCGCTTAACCCCTTGATATTGAGAAATATTATCTATCTGGTCGGAGAACATCAAAAAATAATGTTTATATAACAATGGATTTTGGAAAGTTATAGTCGTTGTCGCGTTAAAAGCATCTTCAGAATATTTAGTTGGTGTATAAATTTTACTCCACAACTGTGGACTCTGTTTTCTAAGTAGCTTTGCTTCTTCAAAGTTAATCCAATTCAACAGAGCAGGCATATAAATTCTTGGTTTTGGTCCCCTTCTATCTTCATCCGAAACAATAAATTTATCTAAGGAAAAAATCCTTGTGTTTTCGAATGCACCGACTGTTAAATATAAATCTCCACATAATGTATATAAAATTGATTCAGTGTTAGTATAGCCCACAATAACTTCAAGATCAGCGTCCAACGTAGATTTTATCGTATCCATATAATCCAGCAAGAAATTAGCATCTGAAATTTGCTTTGACGTTCTTTCATGCTGACAAATAAAATACACCCCTGAAATTTCGGGGAAACTTGTTATCCAGTTTAAGATATTAATCTTATACTCTTCAACATTCAACATTCCTGAGGTTATTGGGACAGTAAGAACTATTTTCTTTCTGGCTCCAATACCTATTTTTTTTATATAATTGATAAACGGAACTACAAAACTTTCACTTTGCTGCTCAATATATTTTGGATGTATTTGTTCGTAAAATCTGGCGGGTATGACAATTTTTTCAAAATTATTCTTAATCTGGAAATCCACACAACGCTTTGCTGATTCACTTGAAATAGCAGTAAAATCAATTGTATTAAATCCTTTTTCGCCAAGAATAGTATTTGGGAAAAAATCATACGACTGAAATTTCTTTTTCTGAGAACTAGGGAGGTAAAATTGAGGATCAAAAATTGAGGTTTCTTTTAGCTGTCTTTTTGTTGAATTTATATTCTTTGCAATTTCATGTACAGGGCTGTAACAAAGCCCAACACCAACACCATCTTTTTCAAATGAATCTTTATTCCATATAGAATTATGCCCCATTTGATGTAATAATTTTATAGCCATAAGTTATACCAAAGCCTCCAAGTCTTGTAAGAGAATTCCAACTGTACGATATCTTTTAAATGGTTCTTTACTCATCATTTTTGCGATAACTCTTGAAAATGCACTAGACACTCCATGTGTCTCAAGCGATGGAGGGTCATATGTACAGACGCGTTCTAAAACATCATCAAAATAGTGTTCACCCTCATCACCAAGAAATGGGTTCGCACCACTTAACATTTCATAACAAATAATACCAAGAGAAAACATATCAGTTTTAAATGATATATTCTTCTTGTCATTAGTAGCTTGTTCAGGACTTGCATAACATGGTGTACATGGCCCAATCACATTAAAGCTATTGGTCACTCCTTTCACCCCTTCCTGCCTAAGAATACCTAAATCAATTATGACCAAACGACCATCTTTTTTTACTAAAATATTATCCGGTTTTAGATCTCTATGAACAAGAGATTGAGCATGCCCCCATAGCAACTTCATTGCATTAATCATTTCTATCAAGAACAGAATAACTTTCTTCTCAGTATTATAATCCTTGATAATCTCAGTTAAATTCTGCGAATCTATTTTCTCCTCTATACTAATAATTCTCACTGGATTTAATGGTTCCTCAGTTATTGGATGAGTCGTTATTACCTCATCGAAAAATAACTTTGGAAAACAATCTGTCTTTAATGATTTTAGAATTTCAATTTCTTTTTGCAAATATGAAATAGAAGATCTAGATGTCGCCTCACTAATTTTCACAACAACCTCACCCCATGAGTCACAATTATGGGGTTCAATACTTTGATGTGAGGTAAATCGTCCAAAGTAAACAACTCGCTGTCCTGATGCTTTTGCTGTGCTATGTAAGGCAAAACTTGGGTAAATATTTTTTATGAACTCACGGAGTTCAGAGGTATCTGCAAGCATTACAATATTCCTTACTGTATATGTTTAAACATATGCCTTGCACTATCACATCTGACACTATCACCGTAGAACGAATATTCCAAGAAATAACCATAAAAAATGTAAGCGAGATAACGACTCTACAAACAGATTTTCATTAGGTCTACTGCATTTTTCCAAGAGTGCTATTGATGTAAATCTGGCTGCCAGTATTGGTGTTGAGGGTTAAGCCTAAAGACAAAACTATCATGCGTTATACCATCAAAGTGCATCATTACTGAATTCAATGTCCGTTTGGTACAGAATAGCTAACATTTTCAACAACAACCAGCCACGCCGACAACATGAATCGTATCCAAACTCTGATGTGTTAGTTTTTAGCTGAAAAATATTTGAAGTTGGTATCGATGAAATAGAGTTCAGCTTAACAGCGCCTTGCTTGTGCGAAGTTGCAATAGAGGAAGGTATAAGAATGAGTCAATTTTATTAACGAGTCGAACATACATTAATCACCCTTTGCATGTTCTGGAAAACAACATGGCATGTGAACAGAACAGACATATCAAAAGGTTGTTGTTTTTGAAGCGTTTATCGGACTTTTGCGGATGGTTATAGAAGAACTAATGGTGCGAAGGCAGGACTCAAATATAGACACAAGTCATTGTTAAATAAATATTTTTTAATATAAAAACAGATTTATGCCCCCATTTGTGCCCCCACTTTTTTTCTTCCCATCGGTAAAAAAGACGAGTTTTTAGCCATTTGTAATCAAAGCACAATTTTAATATCCCCGGTTAGGTTCCGTGCAACGGATCCAAACCAAAAGTCCTCAACACCCAAAATTACTTTTTCTTTAGAAAAGCGTGCACACTGTTCACTGCGACATAATTAACTTTAATATCAATAAAATAGAAGTTAACAATATGGTGTAGAGTGAACAGTAAACTCTACATTCATTGAAAAGAAAAAACCCGGCGTATGCCGGGTCAGTTATACGTTAATTGGTTGCTGGGCCATCGCACTTAGGTAGCCAGTCAGCATTGCTTTCCTCTCTGAGTGCCAGATTGGTCTGCATTCCCTGATTGGTCCGCCGCTTCTCGTACTGCAGCCCATACTCTTTCAGCATTAACGGCAGCCCCTTGCCAAACATGGTCAGACTGAGCGTATTTTTATAGCCGTTGGCTTCCATGTAGACCAGATAGGCATGGTAAAGGTATGTACGAGGCTGACGTGGGACAATGTTAGCGTTCCCCATAAACATTCCCGTGGTGTCAGGTAAGACTTCAAGGTATCCGCAAAAATCAAACGCTGAATCAGCATCACGCTTGATGGTGAGCGCTTCATCGGAGTTCTGCTGCGACTGAAGTAATGTCCTGGCACTCATTGGGTCGCTGAAACGTTGCATAAGCTGGCGAACAATCACCGCCAGCTCGCTGGCAATTTTCTCTTTGAGCTGGGTATCGCGTTCCTCCGGGGCTATCTGGTCGGGAAAATGCAGGATCACCCTTCGGCGTGAAACTCCACCACTACGATCAGTGAAACGCATCGGGTTATTGTTCACAGCCAGAATAACTGCAGGAATGTGGGTTGAATAGGCGTTCTGGTATTTGGGATCAACGGATACCGCATCGCCGCCAGTGATGGCTTTTAGGCCGGCCCCGTCACCGCTCCACTTTTCCTGGTCGGGAAGTCGAATCAGTGAAAAACCAATTAATGCGGCTCGTTCTCGTGGTGACTCAAGCATTTCAATGGTTGCAGAGGTAGCATTATCCTCACCTGCCAGCATTGTTGCTATTTCAGCCAGAATACTCTTTCCGCTTCCGCCAGGGCCAGTGACCTCCAGAAACAGCTGCCAGTCATAACGGTTAGCCAGCACCATAAACAGTGCCGCCAGGATAATGTCCCGCTTTTCTGGTTTGAAACCTGCGGCGCGATCCAGCCAGCGCCAGAATGCCGGGGCATGAGTTTCCAGTGCCTCGCCGTCTACAGGCTGCGTGTAATCCACCTCGCACAGCGTACGTAACCAGTGCTTCTTATCGTGCAGGCTGAACAATCCTGTCCGGGTATCGAGCACACCGTTGCGAAACCCGATCAGCTGCCGCGCTGGATTCTGCTGTTGCGGAACAATCAGTTTGAGGGTTTCCACGATAGAGGCAATTTTCCCGGATGAAAAAGGTGCGCCAAGGCGCTGAAACAGCGCAGCCACATCACGGGCAAAATCGGCGTAAGAGATAACTTTCCAGGCCCCCGCCTCATAGCGTGAAAGGAGCTGCCCATTCGGGTCTACTGCCAGTGCATTTTTATAGTGATCCACTACCCTCTGCGCTTTTTCACTGACGCTCAGCGCGCTAAATTCAGCTTCGCTCATTGTGTCGAACGGGCTGGCAACGGCTGGTTTTATGGCCTCATAAATTGCCTGCCGGGTGGCTTCTTCGCCATTCTGCGTGAATGCATCATTCCAGTCACCAAACACAGGTGGGAGCGCCATTGTGCAATTGCAGGCCTTGGCAGCAGCTACGCCCCTTGTTTGCCCCGCACCGTTGAGATCGCGGTCAGCAGCAATAATTATCTGGTGCGTTGGGTACTGACTGCAGGCAACGCTCGCCAGGGAAAGGAAATTGACGGATGAAAAGGCCACCATGACAGCATCGCCAGTCAGATGGTTGAGAGTAAGTGCAGTGGCATATCCTTCCGCTATCCAGAGCCGTTTAGCTGATTTGGCAGTACCTTCAACAAGGTAAAAGGCATTCTTAACCTGACCGCCTTTAAGGAAGCATTTGCCGCCATCAGCCTTGATTAACTGCAAATTTACCAGATCCCCATCTGCATACAGTGGAACGATAAGATCTCCCATACGGAATGTCACACCACCGACTTTATGCACGGCGGTTAATTCCCGGCAAGGCAGTGCAGAAAACCCTTTGCCCGTCAGATAGGCATTGCCAGTGGTCTGACGAGATTTCTCAAACAAACGGGCAGCCAGCGCTGCTGCAGTTTGTTTCCCGGTCTTATTATCAAGAGAACCGGATTCAAGCCTTTCCTGAGATACCGGTGGCAGATTTCCGGTAATGCCGTTTATTCTGTCTGCCGCTTCACTAACGCCTACATCCAGTACTTTACTCACAAGCGCCAAACCATCACCTGCCCCGCACTTGTTACAGAACCACGTTCCCCGTCCTTCCTGGTCATCAAATCGAAAGCGGTCTTTCCCGGCGCATACCGGACAAGGCTGATGACGATTTTTCAATACGTTTACGCCCAGTGCGGGTAAGATACTTGACCAGTGACCTCGAGCTGCTTTCTCAGCCTGGCTAACTTTCATTCCTGACATTGTGCGGCCCTCCTTAATGCAGCGCTGGTTTATTGAGGTGATGGGAGCAAAGTTCATCCATTACCGTCACTCCGAGCAGTGAGAGAACCGGACAGGCCTTAAGCGGCCCCGACTCCATTAGATCCGAAAGCAACGCGCAGGCAATTTCCAGTCCCCTTTGCTGCCCATGCTGGCGCAGATAGAACCCTTCCAGCTCGCGGGCGATGGCATCTTCAAGTTCAGCGAGTGTCAGGCCGGAATAACGTTCCCGCTGACTGCTGAGAGTCAGCCAGGCACAAGCTACGGCACGTCGATACAGAGCGGCGCGAAGTGCCAGATGAGATTCACAGGATTGCATCAGGCCACCTCCGCATTCATCAGGTCGTCATGGCAGCGCTGCACCACACCATCCAACTGCTCTGTCATCAGATAGATGAGGGAAACCAGTTGTTCACATTGGGCCCCCGCTGGCTGTTCATAACAGTCCTGCAGGGCTGCCATGCCAGTGACATATTCACCCACATTGCGTAAATGTTTCAGCCTTACAATATCGTCGTAGGAGATCTCAAACTGGTTCATAGTGTCACCTCTTTGGCAGGCAGGCGTGCAGAAAGGGAGAGCACATAATCACGAACCAACGAAAGGCGTGCGGAACGCTCATCGCAGGCCACAGTGCGGAGCATACAAATGCGAGGTTGAGTGTCTGCACGGCGGATTGCGGCAAACACAAAGACATATTTCGGGTGTGACGAGGTGAGGATTGTAGCCATTATGGCAGCCTCCATTGAGTGGCGGTTATTGCTACCACCGGAAACGCCAATTTCACTGGTGGCAGCCCGAACGGGGTTGGCGTAACCGGCCTCAATGGATACCGGCCAGCCCGAAGGCTGCCCCGCCCGGACTGCCATTATCACGATAGAACCACGGTGTACACATAAACACCACAGCCCGGAAAATGGGTGTGCCTGAGCTACGACGAAAAAAAAGACGCCTGGCGCGTCTGGTGTCGCCATTGAGTTTCGCGGAACGCCAATTCCGGCTGCCGATTTTGCGACAGCGGAAAGACTATACATAGAAATGGCGACAGTAAGCAAGCCTGAGAAAAGGTATTTAATGTGTTCAGGTATCATCATGCATCACATCCCCGCCCACGGGCGCTGATACGGTCCGCCATCCATGCGCTGACCTCAGACTGTGCCCAGGCGACATTTTTTCCGCCAAGCGGGATCTGCTTCGGAAACGCATCGCGGCTGATCAGATCGTAAATGGTCGAGCGAGACAACCCGCATAAGTGCATCACCTCAGGCAGGCGTAAAAAACGCTCATGCTGGTTCGGAATAGGAAATAATGGCGCAGCCGGAGCTGGCGCAGAAACAGAAATATTATGCATTTGTCTACCCTCTTAATTTCAACAAAAGTCCGGATAAATTCATACGGATTCAGGTAGTTCCTTATTATGTGTATATAGCTTGCTTGCGCACGCATTATTTATTTAGCGTCACGTATTGATTTTATGGAACTTAAAATCCGATCAAACCTTATAAAATGACATAATAAACACTATGCCTGCGGGCTATAAATACAGGAGCATTAATAGGAACTACCATTCATCTAATGGTTTACTAACCCCATGAGTCATTGCACGTAATGCTGCTGCCTCCGGAGTTCATACAGCAATGCTGCATAAATACTATACGGGGCCTTGCATTGCAGGTCCCTACATACGGACATATTCACGAAACGCATCCAATGTATAAAATTTTGGCCTGCATAAAAAACTTGATGTTAAATAACTCCACCTTAAATCTTAAAATATATCAAAAATGAATCCATACAGAACCGGACAGCTCTAGTTTTATAAAAATCAGTATGAAATGCAACACCATGGCAAGAGGCAAAAATGTTATTTTCCAGCCAAAAGATGCAGTCTGTTTATGTGCCTGTTGAATACTACTGAATAAGGGTGAATAGTGGTGGGGAGCAAAAAATGAATACCCATGAGGAATAAAACAGCCATCCATTATGAAAAAATACTATAAATGATTTTATTCCATGTGAACAGTTATGAACAGTCGATGAATACTGCTTTGCCACCCCTTCACTTTTTAACTTACTGTATTATCTATTATTTTATCTAAGTGAATAGTAGTGAATAGTTAAAGTAAGTCTGAAACAAACTCAGCTAAGCGAGACCTTTCTTGGCTAGCCAAAAAGAAGTCTTTGTCTAGTCGCTCGCACAATGGCGTTCAATGGCAGCTTTGTATGCATGACAGCACAATTGACAACACGACAAACCACCAGGTGCTGACATGACTACCGGAACCATTAATCAGGAAGCTCTTAACGATTACCGCGCGGCGATAAAAAGCTGGCTGACACTACGTAATGTGCAAAGTACCAGCCAGCTTCGTTTGGCGGCTCTTCTGGATACTGAAGAAAAACCGGCAGCATATGCCAGCCAGCTTGAAAATCTTCGTGAGCGCCTTGCACTCCTCGAATGGCAAATTAACTGTGCCGCCCGGGATGGTCTTTATGCTCACCAGATTGTGCTGGAAAGCTGTGTTACAAGCGCAGCTGAAAACTTCATGAGCGAGCATGGTGATGCACTCACTGACGCTCTGGCTCCTTTTCTTTGCGCACCATACGGGCTTGAGGCGGCAATGAAAATATTACGCACCGCTGTAGTCCGACAAACCGAAATCCGTACTCCTGTAATTTCAGCAGCATATAAGAGCGTTATCGACGAAACCGGATTAACGGTGGATGCATCAATGCGAGCTGATGCTTCAGCCACTTTCACTCCGGCAAAACATAAAGTTTTCCTGGCCCGCCTCAACAGGCTTAATGAAAAAGGAGGGTATTGATATGGCCCTGAAGTGTCCTGAATGTGGCACGGTCGCACACGCCAGAACCAGCGCATATGAAGCTCCATCGGTTAAACGCTCATGGTATCAGTGCCAGAATCTTGAATGCTCCTGCACATTTACTGCCCTGGAAAGTGTGGACACGATAATTATGAAGCCCCATAAACCAGCGGCGCCTGAGCCTGAATCACAGAGCGATTCTCTTGTACGTCAGCCGCATACACTGGGCCGCTACGGTTCAGCCTGTACCCTTAAAGACCGTCATGCACAATAAAATGAGGAGGAACAACGATATGACAGAACAACAATTGACGGAAAACCAGATTCAGGCCGCAACCGGACATGTAGTAACACTTCTCGCGAGGGCAAAAAAACCGCTTCAGGATGCGGATTGGCTCATGAGATTGCCTGCAAATGAAATAGCCCGCGAGACGGAAAAACTGACAAAAAGCCTTTCCTCGGAATGGCAGTCCCGAATTATCGACCTTTACCAAAAAATGCAGACCTGGGTGGAGGCCAGACAGGCCGAAGAAGCAGCCATTGAGAACCTTCGGGCTCTGCGCCAGCATCAGACCGAAACTGAGCAGGTCAGCAAAGACAATCGGGCGCAGTTCAGGGAATTGCTTAACCAGAGCGGCGGCATCGTAACGCCGGAGATGAAAGCTCTCCGGGCTGAGTATCTGGAACAACAGGAAACAGCCACAGAACTGGCCGGGCTGATTACTGAAAAAGAAGAGCAGCTGCCGGTACTGGCTGCAGCGACCGCGCGTAAGGCAAACGTCTATATAAACTGCCATCATGGCATCACTGAGGAGCGTATCGATGAGCTTTTACGAGATTTTTTTATTTTCCACGGTGCCGAATTGAGCAGCCTGCTCAGGATGAAGTACAGACAGTTTGAGCGGAATAGCTCAGCGCATATACCGGGCATTATTGAAGGGACAAATGATGCAGATACGTTGTATCGTGAATTTATCCTGAATCTAATGCTGAAGTGGACGAATGAAATATTGCCGTTGAGATTCCGGGACGACGTGATGAGTCTGATCGGTTCAGCACCGGTATCAGGATCACATGACGACAGAAAAAAAAAGAAAGCTGTTCTGACCTGAACAGAAAAGCTCACTTAAGCCCGGCCAGTGCCGGGTTTTTTGATGTCTGTAGCATGAGTGCATGCCTATACTGCATGAAATCGCATGACTATATGCACTTGCATTTTTACTTCTCAGGCCAGATTAGGCGCGGTTAAGAGCCTATCATGCAACTGCATGAAAACCACTCCATAAAGCGGGCAGGCGTGGCGGGGCTACGAGTGCGCGCTGTGGGATTAAATGGTGTTGATCATTCAAATCCCGAGGAGCCGACAGGGTCAAGATAGGGGTAAATCTCACCGCTTTGGGGCGCTGTCGAAACGCAAGTTACTAGGGTGAAGAGCAGCTGGCCAGAGCAGAATTACGCGGCAGAAAGCATTTCAGGCCTGTTGCTGCTTAGTGAGTTAATAATGGTGACAAAATCACCACTAAACAGAGCGGGATTTATCTCCGTCGCCACGCTGACCGTGCAGCAGCCCGTCAAACAACCTATATAAATCCAGTTATTTCCCTCAATTAAGCCATGCATCCAAAGGGGGCATGGTTTTACATGCGTTTTCCCGTCCCTGCACTACAGCGCCAGTCTTGGGGCAGCCTGAGAACACCATTACACCTGTATTAAAAGTGCCCCCTGCGTGCTGGCGTGCTGGCGTGCTGGCGTGCTGGCGTGCTGGCGTGCTGGCGTGCTGGCGTGCTGGCGTGCTGGCGTAAGTATTGCGCAAAACTATATTGATAAAGTCATCTTACAGTGCAAAAATATCCCTCAACCAACTATCACTTAATAATAGCGTCAATTTCATCAATCATTTTTGAATATGACTCTATTTTCTCATCAGGAATGCAATCATATCTGAGGTTAAACTTTATGAACGATATTAAATAAGCACGATAGCCGCAAAGCTTATTACGAACCTGGGTTTTATAAAATTTTTGTTTAAACGCTCTAGTTATCGGGAAAGCAAAATTATCAGGCTTTATTTTCTCCCTAAAAATCCCCTCCATGATTTTAGTGTAATCTACTGGCTTTTTATTAAATTCATGGATGATTTTTTTTAACTTTATTATCTTCTTGTTTGAAATAAAAACACCACTTATATCGTTAACATTCTTCCTATTTGTCAATGAAGAGGATTGGATAACATATCCATTTAGAGATATCCTATGCTTCGCCTTAACGATTTTTTTCTCATTTACCTTTAATTTATGTGATGAAAGAATCACTTTAATTTCATGCTCAAAAGAATCCGAATGAATGTACTTGTCAGCGCGAGAGGATGAAAATAGCATATCATCGGCATATCTAGTATATGTTATATTATACAGCGCACATGTTCTTTGGATAATTATGTCAATTTTACGAAGAAAAATATTTGATACGAACGGAGACGCAGGAAAGCCAACAGGTAAAATTCTTTTTCCTTTATCATCATCATTCCCAAAGGAACTGCCGACATGAAACAATATCAAATTGAGGAATGATGAAATTAATTTTTGCTTATTTTTGGGGTCAATACACTCGTCTTTAAAATATGATGAAAAGCAATCCCTCAACAACTTTTCGTCAATTGAATGGAAGAAGTTTTTTATATCAAAACGAAGGAAGTGATAGTTATTCGAGTGAGGCTCAAGAAAATTCAAATAGCAGGCGCCCTTCCTAAAACCTACTACACTATCATTTAAATCAATTCTTCGTAACAACACTTCAATTAAATTTCGCTGAGCAAGCAATGCAGGGGATTTATTTTTTAAAGCATATATGTATCTTTTTTTTATCTTTTTTTCGAGCACGCTAGAATATGGAATCGATGGAATGACATCATCCTCCAAAAGATCCTTTGGTGCAATTTGAGTTTTGAACAAATTTTTATCGATAATATGCATTATAGTAGCAACCTAATAATGTATAAAATGTGCTTCGTCCCGATACCAAGAACAACTTTTCACGGGCAGTGAAACTAAAAGCTCATCCAAGATAATCATAACATCGTAGGAGGAACTGGTCTTTATTAGGGCTAGTCAAGTCTGACGAATCAGATCTTGAACCATTTTCATGGCCCCTTACCCTCTATCGAGACGAAGCTTATCTATCATACTATAAAACTCTGGGAAAATTAAAGAAAATTTACTATCAAACGATGTAGATGTTTTTGCTGCTTCCAATTCAAGATGGGCTATAGCGAAATCAAGAAATGAAGTGACCCATCCACCAGTTTTCCCCGTATAAAAACACTTCTTCTGAATTTCTCTTTCGACAATATTTAATAAACGCTGCCCAAGTTTAAAGTCTTTGTTTTTTAGATGTTTATAGACTAAACCAGTTGTTGCCTTTCCATTAAAAATCAACCGTAAATAAGTAGCAAGAGTTCTGTAATTGAAATATGTTAGCCCCTCTAAGTTTTTAAGTATGTTATCGACATCTATACCATTGGAATGATGAAGCCAAAGTAAAAACAATGGAAGCGAATTCTCATTTATTAAGCACTCTTCAAAAGTGCTACTTAACACTATAATATTCTTATTTGATAAATAACTATCTATATTATCAACAAGTTTATTCACATATGCTTTACTGATATTATCAAAGTCTAACGTTTTATTATTAAAAGATAGAACCTTTCCTTCTGAAGATTTAATATCATTCAAGATTGAAACTTGAACCCTGTATTCAGAACTATATCCCTTCATATAGTATTCTATTTCAGAGTCTAATTTCTCAGGTTTTAAACTGAATAACCCCCCATTTCCCTGAAGCATTACTTTACACTGCCGCTTAGTAACCTCGTATTGTAACGTTTTGTCTCTATCAAATAGGTAAAAATACGGAATTGATAATTTTGATCTGTTCGGATTTAAATTTTCAAGATATACATTTGATCCTGCCTGATAAAGTTCCACATTATTCATGTGAGGATATTTTTTAGAAAGTGAAAAGTTTGAGAACGCTTCCAGTTCAGTATCGCCTTCAACAAATAAGATAATATCACTAAAAAATAATCTTGCTTCATTATCATTAAAGATATTTAAAAAACGCCTATCTTCATATGTAGACTTCATTACACCAACGCGAGTATGATTTTCTTCAATCCTAAAATGAAGTATCTGATGATTATCTTTAAAATATTTGATAATATGTTTGGCTATATTTGCTGAATGGGTTGCGATAAAAATTTTTGGCAACGGAGTTGCATATTTACCCTTTTCAAAGGATTCTTTTGTTTTTTTGAAAGATTCATAAGATTGATAAAGCTCATAGATTAGTTTTTCATTCGCCTTAGGATGAAGCCCAATTTCAGGCTCATCAATATAAACTATTGGTGAAATGTATTCTCTCCGAGTTAAAGAAACTAAAAGCTTTAAGAAAAGTGATAAATATTCTAAAGAATTTGTTCCATCCGATTGAGTAGTAAGGTCTTTACCGCCAACATTAAACGTTTGACCATTTAACCCAATTTTTACATAGTTTAATACCCTCTCTCTATAGCTATAGGATGATACCTTTGTTATATCCTGAATTTTAGAGGTGAAATCCTTATATGCATTACTATTAGGAGAGATTTTTTCATTCAAGAAATCAATAATTTCTTCTTTTTTAACCCCATCTACTTTGAACGACTTCAATCTGCTAATTAGATCCCATAACTTATCCCAATCATACAAATTTATATGCCTAGTTTCTATTTCAAAAAATGGAAATAAATAGCCAATCAAATCTATTTCAGAATTATTTTTGGTTGACCAAGAAAATGCATTATTACTATGGATTGTCAATTTAAGCGTAAAAGTTGTGTCATTGATTCTGTTAGTGAAAAAATCTTTCTCAACCCCCATTGGTGAACCTTTAAAAAAGGTGTTGTATATATGTTTAAAAAAATCTGTTTTTCCTTTTCTTTTTGAAGTTACTATATTTTTAATTCTTGTTAAATCATATTGTATTGAAATACTTCCATGACTACTATAATTTGAGTGTAACTCAGGAGGTATGCATTTAATATTATCGATTTTTTTGTAAAAAAAGGACAATAGTTTTAATAAATTGCTTTTACCTACATTATTTTTCCCAATTACACAATTTAAATCTTTAATATTATTTATTATTAACGTATCATAAGATAATAAATTTTCAATCCTGATTGATTTAATGCTCATCTACTCTCCTTCGCATGCACTGAGAAAATAATTAATTTTTAGCGAAATCATAAGGTGTTATATAGTTATGTGTATTCTCTTCCAGATAGTCCGCCCACCATTGTACCATCAGGCGACGCTCGTCTAAATGCTCGGAAGTATGAATATATGCAGCACGCACGTTATTACGTTCCGAATGACTTAATTGTCGCTCTATTGCATCCTCACTCCATAATCCTGATTCACCTAGCGCACCACGCGCCATCGTCCTGAATCCATGCCCGCAGACCTCGGTTTTCGTGTCGTATCCCATCGCACGTAATGCGCTGTTTACTGTGTTTTCGCTCATAACTTTAGTTGCGTCATGATCACCCGGAAAAAGCAGCTCTTTATCACCACTAATCTGCTTTAACTGATCCAACAAAATCACCGCCTGCCGACTAAGCGGAACAATATGCTCCTCTTTCATCTTCATGCCACGGTACGAGTAACGCACGCCTTTAATTTCTTCTCGTTTTGCTGGTACGCGCCAGAGAGATTTATCAAAGTCGAACTCATTCCAACGCGCGAAGCGTAACTCACTGGAGCGCACGAAAGTTAGTAAGGAAAGCTCGACTGCGATCCGTGTCATTACACGGCCACGATATGCAGCAAGACGAGCAAGAAACTCAGGGAACCGGCTGGAGGGTAAAGCGGGATAATGTCGCGCCTTAGTTGTCGATAACGCCCCGGCCATGTCACTGGCTGGATTAGAGTCGATGTAATCGTTCTGTACTGCATAACGCATAATAGCCGTGACGCGCTGTTGCAAGCGCTGAGCTACGTCATGCTTACCACTGGCATCAACTTTTTTAATCGGGGCTAACAGGTGACTGGTTTTGAGCTGGCGAATGTCGGACGAACCGATATGAGGGAAGATATAAAGCTCAAGATAGCGAAGAACGCGCGATCGATGGTCTTCACTCCAGCGCTTGTTACTTTCATGCCATTCGCGGGCAATGATTTCGAAAGTATATGCCCCCGAATTCTCTGCCTGAGCTTCTTTCTGTTCAGCTTTAGGGTCAATGCCCTGCACTAGCATTTTTTTAGCTTCATCACGCTTTGCTCGTGCCTGAGCAAGCGTTACCGTAGGCCAAACACCAAAAGCGAGGCGATCCTCTTTTTTGTCAGAGGGGCGTCGGTATTTCATGCGCCAATATTTAGAGCCCTTGGCCGAAACCTCGAGATACAAACCGCCGCCATCGGCCATTTTGTAGGTTTTGTCTTTTGGCTTTGCGGTCTCGACCTGTCTGGCGTTGAGCTTCATTTGGGGGCACATTTCTAATCGAAGTTAAGATGCCCCCAATTATGCCCCCAATGACATCCGGATTTCAACGGACAACCTCGTACAACTCAGGACGTAAAATCGCTGCAAGCACTGATTTTTAAGGGATAATTGGACTTTGTCGGATGTTCTTGGAAGTACTAATGGTGCCGAAGGCCGGACTCGAACCGGCACGTATTTCTACGGTTGATTTTGAATCAACTGCGTCTACCGATTTCGCCACTTCGGCACTGAAGGGGATGCGGAAACGTTGTG